GGGAGCTTGCTCCCCCTCTGTTGTCGATCGTTTCTTCGGAAACTATCCTCGGAGGTAGACCATGGTAAGAGTAAGAAGTAGGCAACGAACTGAGTACACAAGCGGTAATCGAGGGATGACCCGTAACAACGGGGATCCCGCGACGCTTGAGTTCAATTCGGAGCCTACAGCTTATGTTAGACAGGAGTCGGCCATAAAGGACGTCACCGGATCTAAGGGGTATTTTCACCCCGTCTCTAACATCATGGTTTTTCGTTCACCAGGGACACCATGTGTCTACCAGGAAGAAGTATTGTTCGGCGTTCCGCCGACTTACTCTTATTTTGGTAGCTTCGTGTCAACTGTTATTCCCACCGCGGAGTTACTGCTTCCTGCAGATCTCTACGATGGTCGTAACATTTTCCCTGATGATCCAAGAGCTGCTGGGTTCACTCGACGTGCCTTTAACAAGGTACTCGATCAAATGCCCGAAACAGTGTCCTTAACCAACTTCTTGATAGAGTTGCAGGACCTGAAGGACATGATTAAGCCTGTGAAAGCACAGCTTTCGAACCCAGGAGGACTTTACTTGTCTTGGTTTTTCGGCTGGTTGCCGTTAATCAAGGATATCAAGAAAATCCTCGACACCGCGCATGAAGTGGCCAAACAACTCAGGCATCTTGCCCGAGTAAATAACCGAACCGTGACAATCTCGCACGTGGAAAACCACGAGCTTGATGTAAGCGGCTCTGTTATGTCTGACTACAAGCAGGAATGGGGGTCTGACCCTTCAAACCGGCACTATGCGACAGAATATGACTACGCCGAACTTCGAATGAACTGTTCAGTTCATTATGAGTTTGACGAAGACTTCTTCTCGGTGCTCAACGCTCTAAAAGGAGTTCTGGCCGCGTTCGGGTTCGGGAATCCCGTCAAAATAGTTTGGACAGCAATCCCATTCTCTTTTGTCGTGGATTGGTTCTTTTCAGTAGGAACCTTCCTCGAGGGACTTGATCTTCAGCCCTTCACAGGGACTATAAAGATTCAAGCCTGCTCTTGGTCCATGAAGCGAACGCAACGCGTGAAACATCTCGGTATTTCGTACCGGCACACAATTCCAATTGTGTACGCGGACTTTGCCGAGTTTGGTTCAACCCAGATCTTCTCGTACCACCGTAGGAGTGGAACTCCTGAAGGTGACATCGATCTGACAGGGTTAACTCCCTTTCAGCAGTCGCTCGCCGCGGCTCTCCTTGCAGCGCAAGGGAAGACGTGGCTCTCCCGCCGCAAACGCGGCTTTCGTTAGGAGGTCTCCATGTTCGTTGACCAACTCACAATCTCCCCAGACAACCTGTCGTCCGTGTCCACGAATCTCGTGACATGGAACGTCATTGATGCCTCGGGGAAATTGCGCCGGCGCCTTAACGGCGCTACGACTATATCGGAGCCTGAGCACATGGTGATTAATCACTTTGTGCAAGGATCTGAATCAGCTGGTAACCTGGCGGATCGCCATCTCCTGCAGTTTTCTCGTGTAGAGAAAGATGCTGCAGGGAAGGCGTATACGATGACGTTCAACGGTACGTTGCTCGTCCCCAGGACCACGCTGTTCACATCCGCTGAAGCTCGTCGCTTGGTAAACCTTGCGGCGAACTTCATGATGACTTCGACTAATCTCGATCGTTTCCTGACTGGCGAAAGCTAGTCAGTTTCTCGATCGGGGCGCTCCTAGCAGTTTTAATTGCTAGTTAGTGAGTGGTTAACGTAGTGGGGCTTCGGAGATCCACCCTAATGGGTAATCTGAAAAGCCGAAGCCAAGAGGGTTTCCTCTTGGGTCTCTACGCTAACGTGTTCGGAGACTTAGCGACAATGTTCCCGAATCATCGATCGACTCTCTGTCGTGACCTCGAGACTTTGCGGTCTCGGGTCGCGGCCGAAGGTGTATCGTTCCTTACAAAAACTCTCCCATCTTTGGGAAAGGCTTTTGACGAGGCACTCGATACAGGATCATTCAAACCCCACCACGCATTCAAATGCGCGAAAGGACGAGCAAACCCCGCATTCCTGCGAGGCCTGTTCAATGATCTCTTCGATGGTTCTGGCAACCTGGTTAGGCATGATCCTGCTGTGATACGATGTATCCGGCAAGTATGCTACCTTGTCTACAAGATGCAGTTTCCTTACAGTAAGAAGGATGAACGGCAAGTCATTGACCGTTTCCTTCTGAATGAAAAGGCTCTGCATGAGCTCGAACTCCCGGACCTTACAAGGTTTAGGGAAATTGTAGCTCGTGTTCTCGAAGGCTTTAACCCCCGAGAGATCTTGCCTAGACATGGTCCAGGTTCTGTGGCCACTGGTGAACGGCTTGATAAGAAGTGGGTATTCTCCCGCCTATATCAAGACATTCACTATGTGTACCCCTATGACGAATACTTCGTCGTCGGTGGTGACACCGAGATCCAAGATAGACGCGAGTGGTACGATGGTCTAACCCGTTGTGAAACGGGAGTGGCCAAAGTTGTCCTCGTGCCTAAGGACTCACGTGGGCCGAGATTAATCTCTATGGAGCCACTGGAATACCAGTGGATACAGCAGGGATTAAAGGACGCCCTTTATTCTCACATTGGTAAGCATCCGCTCACCCGTGGAAGAATAAACTTCCTCGATCAATCAGTCAATGGTTCTCTTGCTCTCGATTCGTCGAGAAATAGAGCCTATTGTACGATTGACTTAAAAGACGCGAGTGACCTTGTCTCCACTAAGTTGGTTGAAGGGCTTCTTCCGAAGCACCTTTTGCCATACTTTATGGCCGTCAGGTCCCACGTGACCACACTTCCCGATGGGGAAGAAATAGTCTTGAAGAAATATGCTCCAATGGGATCAGCAGTATGCTTTCCCGTTGAAGCAATAGTCTTCTGGACTGTTGCCGTGGTAGCCGTGGCCGACCACTTCGGTTGGCGCTACAGTGATGTCGCCGATCTTGTTTACACATACGGAGACGACTTGATCGTCCCCACCGTGTGCTTCGACAAGGTCGTGCAGTATTTGGAAAGTGTTGGCCTAGTGGTCAACACTCAAAAGTGCTGCAGAAACGGGATGTTTCGAGAATCCTGTGGAGTTGATGCCTACAACGGCTTCAACGTCACGCCTCTCAAGATGTCCGCCGTTTGGTCTACGGACCCTCGATCTGGGAGCTGCTTAGCTAGTTACTCAGCTTACGCCAATTCATTGGCTGAAAGGGGTTACTATGCCGCGGCTGACTATGTCAGGACCAGACTGGAAGAGACTTTTGGGTTACTACCCTTTGGTACTCACAGTGCTGGATACCCTTGCATCGTCGTGGATACGTTTTCGGAAGCTATCCGGCGAAACTACGCCCGAGGTTTCCGAGTTAGACGATCCGCCCGCTACCAAACATACCAAGTTAAGACGCAAGGTTTAACGCCTGTGTCTTTACAAACAACCTTGGATGGTTGGCCCCGTTTACTACGCCACGTTTGTGGCCTCGCTGGACGGGAACCAGATCGGGTAGTGCTTCCTAGAAGCACTCTAATGAGGTGGAAGTGGTACACCATTCGCTAATCACGAGTGGGTCTTGGGGGTCACCCCAGGTTTAGTACTCCTTTCTTCCGGTTAAGCTCCGGAGTCTCGAGAGAGAACCTCTCTCTAGTGGGTCTTCTTTTTCTTAAGAA